AAAACTGCTGATTCTCTCCAAGATAAACTTCAAGATCTTGTTGAATCATCGGGTTTTGAGAATCTGTACGTGGAAATTCCTAAGGTTGATCTAAATCATATCATCGCATCGAACACTGACATTTATCAGGAGATTGATCGTTGGTTTGATATGCAGTCCAAGAATGCTGAAGAAGGTAATAGTATCTTTGGTCCTGACATCTTCAAGGTTGCAGATGAGGCATATATGAAGTTCAAGCGATCCGCACAGAAAGAAGTAGGATATTTGGTCAAGGAGTTTGAGTGCAGGAAAGCAGCAGATTCGTATGCCCGTGCTACCACTGCTCGCACAGGTGTCCTTGATACTTCACAACTTCATACCTATAAGTATAATGAAGATCTCTTCAAGAAAGTTTCCGTGATTCCTGATGGTAAGAATCATGGTCTTATCTTTATTCTTGATTGGAGTGGATCCATGAGTCGTGTCTTGCTGGATACTTGCAAGCAACTTTACAATCTCCTGTGGTTTTGTAAAAAAGTTTCGATTCCTTTTGAAGTCTATGCTTTTTCAAATGAGTGGAAGCGTGTGATGCATGGTCAAGAGTATCCTTGTTCATACGAGAAGAAGGAGAATCTTCTTGCAGTAAATGAGGAGTTTTCTTTGATGAATCTTTTTACCAGTAAAGTTAATGGTAAGACTCTTGAGCATCAGATGCTTAACATCTGGCGTATTGCCAAAGCTTATGGTGACAACTATCGCAGTCACTATTCCACACCCACCCGTCTGGGACTGTCTGGAACCCCGCTGAATGAGTCTCTGGTCTGCTTGCATCAGATTCTTCCTAAGTTTCAAGCAGAGAATAAACTGCAAAAAGTTCAGTGTATTGTCCTTACTGATGGTGAAGCAAATCATCTTCCCTATCATAAAGCGGTCAAGCGTCACTGGGAGACCGAGACATACATGGGAACAAGTCAACTTAGAGGTGGTATTTCATTCTTGCGTGATCGTAAGACTGGCAATACATATAAGATTCCTTATGGTTGGAATCAATTCACAGACCTTATGTTGACTAATCTTCGTGACAACTTTCCATCAGTCAACTTCATTGGCATTCGTGTTCTTGAGGGACGTGATGCCAATCCTTTCATCCGCCTGTATTACGACTTTGGTGTGGATGAGTATGATAAGATTCAGAATGATTGGAGAAAACTTCGTAGCTTTTCTATCAAGAACTCTGGTTATCATGCTTACTTTGGTTTGTCTTCCACATCTCTTTCTCAAGAGTCAGAGTTTAATGTTGATGATGGAGCATCAAAAGCAAAGATCAAATCTGCCTTTGTCAAGTCGCTGAAGACCAAAAAACTAAATAAAAAAGTTCTGGGTGAATTTATTTCTCTGGTGGTATGAGACTAAAACACATTGTTCTAGAAGACACTAAAGAAGTGTTGGTGGTATGCACTAGTGCTATCACCGCTATGGGCATAGGTGCCATGGTGAACCAATACTATCCAGGGTACACCGCAAAGATAATCTCAGAGAGTTACTACAATCGAAAGACAGTTGAGTAACTGTCCATTGGGGGGTTTGAGACCCCCCTTTTCCGTTTATAATGACTACAGTTCAAACAAAGGCAATGGCATTGTCCCCCGAGTACATCCGCACCTCACTCCAAGAATTGTACGGCACAGAGTTCACTGCTCCCGATGTCCGTGCTTGGTGTGCTATGAATGGATGTAACTATCAGACGGTTACCAAGAAACTGGAAGAATATAAAGTTGGTCGTGGTAAGTGGAATTTGGAAGTAACTAAGAAGACTGTAGAAGAATTGGAAGTAACGTATAATGCTCCTGCTGCACAAAACCTTATCCCTCAGAAAGATGATTCCTTCGTCCAGTTTGGTAATTTTACTGATATTAAAAAAATTGTTAAGTCCGGTCTATTTTATCCAACGTTCATTACGGGTTTATCGGGTAACGGTAAAACGTTTTCTGTTGAACAAGCGTGTGCCCAGATGGGTCGTGAACTTATTCGGGTAAACATTACGATTGAGACTGATGAAGATGATCTTATTGGTGGATTCCGCTTGCTCAATGGTGAGACCGTTTGGCACAATGGTCCGGTCATCGAAGCCTTGGAGCGCGGTGCGATTCTTCTGCTTGACGAGATTGACCTGGCTTCCAACAAAATTCTTTGCCTTCAATCAATCCTTGAAGGAAAGGGTGTCTTCCTGAAGAAAATTGGTAAATGGGTTGCACCCAAGAATGGTTTCAATGTAATCGCCACTGCTAATACCAAGGGTAAGGGTTCTGATGATGGTCGTTTTATTGGCACTAATGTTCTCAATGAAGCATTTCTTGAGCGTTTCCCTGTGACCTTTGAGCAAGAGTATCCGACTGCTGCAGTAGAGCAGCGTATTCTGAACAAGATTTGCGATGATGCTGATTTCTGTAAGCGTCTTTCCGATTGGGCAGACATTATCCGCAAGACCTTCTATGATGGCGGTATTGAAGAAGTCATTAGTACCCGTCGTCTGGTCCATATTGTCAAAGCTTTCAGTATCTTTGGAGATAAAGCAAAATCTATTGAAGTTTGTGTAAATCGTTTCGACGATGAAACTAAGCAGGCATTCTTGGAACTGTACGACAAGGTTGATGTAGATTTTAAGATGCCTGGTGAAGAAACTCAACTTTATGTTGTTGACTCTACACCAAAATTTTGATACAATATGACTAATGCATGGTCCCTTTTATTTGACGAACTGAACATGTTTAAACAAGATTATAGTGAAGACGATAATATCGATCTATCTTCACATGTTGTTGGTGGCACTGGGACGGACTCTCTGTCTCTGGAGAGTGAATCCTTGACATTTAATGTTGAGGTTCCTAAACTACCTGATACTCCCAAGAACGAAAATGGTTTTTGGAAGTATCATGAGGATGTAATCCTCAAAGAGATTCGAGAGTATCTTGGTGGAACCTATCGTTCACACTATGCTTCTCCAGAATCACAAACTCAGACCCTTGATCTGATTGAAGGTATTGGTGACGCAGAACCATTCTGTCGATCCAATGCTATCAAGTACCTTTCGCGATTTGGTAAGAAAGGTGGAAAGTCAAAGCAAGACATTCTGAAGGCAATTCACTACTGCATCCTTCTTTATCATTTCGCTGGCCTCTGTAATGAAACTTCGACCCCTTATGAAACTTTCTGATAAAACTATTTCTGTCCTGAAGAACTTTTCTTCTATTAATCAGTCTATTCTTTTTAAGGAAGGTAGCAAACTTCGCACTATCAGTGTGATGAAAAACATTCTTGCAGAAGCAACAGTTACTGAAGAGTTCTCTCGTGACTTTGGAATTTATGATCTTAATCAGTTTCTGAATGGATTAGGTCTGCATTCCAGTCCTGAACTTGACTTTGCTAATGATGGATATGTTGTGATTCGTGAAGGTCGTTCTCGATCTAAGTATTTCTTTGCTGATCCAAACGTTATTGTAACTCCTCCTGAGAAAGCAATTTCCCTTCCTACAGAGGATGTCTGCTTTGAACTTTCTACATCAGTTCTGGATAAACTCTTGAAAGCAGCAGCAGTCTATCAACTACCTGACATTTGTGCAGTTGGTGAGAATGGTGTTGTGAAACTTGTTGTTCGAGATCGTAAGAATGACACCTCTAATGCTCACGAAGAAGTTGTGGGTGAAACTGATAAAGTGTTCTCCTTTAACTTTAAGGTTGAGAATATCAAGGTTCTTCCTGGAACTTATGATGTGGTTGTGTCACAAAAACTTCTATCACGATTCACCAGTAAAAATCATGATTTAACTTATTACATTGCGTTGGAACCTGATTCTACATTTGGATGAGATGAGTGAAAACACTTTATATCCACGATCTTGGAAATGGTTGCTGTATAACACATGACGGTTATATTCAACTAGGATATATGTGTCATAGTTTGGAAAAGCATAAGGAGTTAAACCCAACAATAAACTGGGTTGTGACTTACTGGTTGCCTGACGTATTCAAGGACAGATATCCAAGAGCCACAATGCAGTCGCATCAACGGGTATCTGACGGTAAACTAGGTTGTGAGAAACTAAAAGACAAATGAACATCTTTGTGACAGACCCCAATCCGGTGATTTGTGCTCAAGTTCTTCCTGACAAACACATCGTCAAGATGCCCTTAGAGTGCTGTCAGATGCTCGCTATCGTTGCCTCTGAGAAATGGGGACATGGATTCGGCGACCTTCCTAAGGCGAATGGAACGCCATACAAGACCACCAAGGGAGCGTTTCGCAATCACCCCTGCACTGTGTGGGCAAGTGATTTCGTGCTCAACTGGCGTTGGTTAATTCAACATGGACTTGCTCTATGTGAAGAGTATTCTCACAGATACCAAAAGATTCACACTTGCTTACACACTCTTGCATACGCAAACCAAATCTTTCCTTACGGCGATCCAGCAGGACGCTCTGGTAAAGAACCCAAACCATTTGCCCGAGCAATGCCTGATGAGTTTAAATATGACACAAGCATTGACACTTTTACTGCTTACAAAATGTACATTAGCAGCAAACCTTGGGTTGCATCTAATTATATTCGTGACCCATCCAGAAAACCGGATTGGGTGTGACTCATGAAACATATACTTTTTACTCTAAAGGGATGTTGTCCTGAACTTCTTGATAACAAAGAGTTCATTCGAGTTCTGTTATTCAGAGCAGCAAAAGAATGTAAGTCAACTCTGTTAAACCTTGCAGTTCATAAGTTTGAACCTCAAGGTGTTACTTGTGTTGCTATGCTTGCAGAGAGTCACATTAGTATCCACACATGGCCAGAGAAAGGAATGGCAGTATGTGATATATTCACATGTGGAGAAACTGCTACACCTGAAAATGGTGTAGAATATATGAAGGAAAAATTGAAGGCAACTGACATTATGTCAGAACAATTTGAGAGACCTTTAGAATGAAAACTACTCTAACTGTTGAGGATAACAATTTTCTAACTTTTACTCCAGAAATCCTAGAAGCAACTGGATGGAAGGAAGGAGATGTATTAGAATGGATTGATAATAATGATGGTTCATTTACTTTGGTGAAACAAGAAAATGCGTGATGAATTTTTGTGGGTTGAAAAGTATAGACCTAAAACAATTGAAGAATGTATTTTACCTAAGGAAACGAAAAAAACTTTTAAAAGTTTCCTAGATAAAGGTGAAATACCAAATATGTTACTTGCTGGTCCAGCTGGATGTGGTAAGACTACGGTAGCAAAAGCACTATGTAATGAATTAGGAGTAGATTATTATGTCATCAACGGATCCGATGAGGGACGCTTCCTTGATACGGTCAGAAATACTGCAAAGAATTTCGCTTCGACCGTATCACTTTCGTCAACTGCTCGACACAAAGTCATCATCATCGATGAAGCAGATAACACAACAAACGACGTACAACTCTTACTACGGGCGTTTATTGAGGAGTTTCATGGCAACTGCAGATTCATCTTCACCTGCAACTTCAAAAACAAAATCCTCGAACCACTTCATTCCCGTACAACAGTGGTTGAATTCGGAATTGGGGGAAAGCAAAAACCTGCCATCGCCGCCGCCTTCTTCAAGCGAATCCAAGAAATCTTGGATACAGAAAGCATTGAATATGATAACAAGGTCCTGGTAGAACTGATCAATAAACACTTCCCAGATTGGCGACGTGTTCTTAATGAATGTCAGAGGTATGCTGCTAGTGGTAATATTGACTCTGGTATTCTCGCAACCTTTAGTGATGTAAAAGTAAATGACCTGGTTAAAAAACTTAAAGAAAAGGATTATCCCGAAGTACGTAAATGGGTCGTCAATAACCTGGACAACGATACTAGTGTACTTCTCCGTCGTATTTACGATGCTTGTTATGATTCCATGGTTCCGAGTAGTATTCCTTCTGCTGTGCTTTGTCTTGCTAAGTATCAGTATCAAATGGCATTTGTGGCGGATCAAGAAATAAATATGCTTGCCTGTCTTACTGAAATCATGGTGGAGTGTGAATTCAAATGAAAAAGAAAATTGATAAAATTATCGATAAGTCTTTGAGATTTCATCATCGAGATATTCATGAAGAATTCTCTCAAATGAAACTTAGAGCGCAGGTAAAATCAAAGTGGTATTATATTTTCTGGGGTATTGCAACAATCTCAGTGGTGGCGGGGCAAATCTATGTTGGATCTGGTTATAATAAAATGTCTGAAAGTCTTAATAAACTTACGTCTGTATTTGTTAGAATCAGTAAATGAAATCTTTAAAAACTCCCCTTCGTTATCCTGGTGGCAAGTCTCGGGCTTGCACCAAAATGGATTTATATATTCCAGATCTTCGTGAATATACTGAATACAGAGAACCATTTCTTGGTGGTGGTAGTGTAGCAATACATATCACAAAGAAATACCCACACTTGAATGTATGGGTAAATGATCTCTATGAACCTCTTTATAACTTTTGGGTAACTCTAAAAGAGGACGGAGATAAACTATATAAGAAACTGCAGGAACTTAAGTCTCGTTATCCAGATGAAGCATCTGCAAAAGGATTATTTTTAGAATCGAAGGAGTATCTGAAAGATGAATCAAATAATGATGCTTTATGGAGTGCTGTCAGTTTTTATATTGTCAATAAGTGTTCTTTTAGTGGTCTCACCGAATCATCCTCCTTCAGCAGACAAGCAAGCCACTCCAACTTCTCAATGCGAGGAATTGAAAAACTCCCAGGATATAGTCAAATAATTAAAAATTGGACGATCACTCAAGAGTCTTATGAATCCCTACTCACCGATGACAAAGACACCTTTACCTACCTTGATCCACCCTACGAAATTGGATCTAACCTTTATGGAAGGAAAGGTGATATGCACAAATCATTCGACCACGACACTTTTGCTTCCGATTGTTCTGGGTGTTCTGGTGCTCAACTCATATCTTATAATTCGTCTCAACTTATTAAGGAAAGGTTTGAGGGATGGAAAGTAGGTGAGTTTGATCTTACATATACAATGCGTTCCGTTGGCGAGTATATGAGAGAACAAAAAGAACGTAAGGAACTTTTACTTTATAATTATGGAACTGAAGGACTGGCTTAATTCAATCAACTTTACCAAGGAGGATCTATCAGAACACACTAAAGATTATCCTCCTTATATCATCAATCGTTGCTTGTCTGGACATCTAGACTGCGTGATGTTTGCGAATGAGATGAATCTTCATCATCATCTTGACAAGGACATGCAATATTCATTTTATCTAAATAGTCTGAGGAAAAGAAAGAGATTCTCTCCCTGGCTCCGTAAGGATAA